GCGATATAATCTTTGCACCCATCCCGGATGCTGCGTACTCTATCAAGTACGAATACTATATGTACCCTGCAGACTTGGTAAACGACACGGACGTACCGACAATTCCGTACAGATACCGACACGTTATTGTAGACGGCAGTATGTACTACGCGTACATGTTTCGTGACAATATCGAATCTGCACGTACCTCATTTCAAAAGTTTGAAGATGGAATGAAACGTATGCGGACACAAAACGTAAATGAAAACATCTACGCAAGGGCGGTTTAGATGCCAGATCGTTGGACTACCAACGCCTTTGAACTCAAGGGCGGCTTGATTACAAACCTATCACCTTTGCAGCACGGTTTAGGTGCTCCGGGTTCTGCTCGTATCCTACGCAACTTTGAAGCAGCACAATCTGGCGGCTATCGTCGAATCGAAGGCTACAGCAAGTACGATCCCAACAATATCGGAAACACAGGCCCAATCAGAGGTTTGATGTACTACGGCGGAAATGTATACGCTGCACAAAACGATGGCTTGTTTAGGTCAACCGGTAGCGGCTGGACAGAAGTTACTGATAACGCTACCTTTAGCAGCGCAGGTATAAACCTGAATGCCGGTTCGGGCAAGGTAAGATTTTTAAAGTATAATTTCAGCGGTACCGAAAAGATCATGCTTGTGGACGGTATAAGTAAGCCGTTTACCTTTGATGGGACTACCTTTAAGGAACTTACCGCCCTCAGTTCTGACTTTACTGGTTCAGATTTTGTAGTCAATTTTAAGAACCACATCTTCATTGCAAACGGCAACAATGTGCTTTTTTCTGCACCCTACGAAGATGAAGACTTTACAAGTGCTTCTGGCGGTGGTATAATAAACGTAGGTGATGAAGTTACTGGTTTAATAGTATTTCGTGATCAGCTTATTATTTTTAGCGAGAATCGGATTAATCGTCTTGTAGGGTCTAGTGTAGGAGACTTTGTTCTTCAACCCGTTTCCCGTGATCTTGGTTGTGTAGAGGCAGATACGATCCAAGAGATCGGCGGCGACATAATGTTCTTAGGGCCAGACGGCCTTCGTTTGTTTTCCGCAACAGATAGAACAGGAGACTTTGGATTAGCCGTTATTTCAAAACCGATTCAGACTGAGGTACTTGATTTAGTACGTACAAGTTCTATTTTTTCAAGCTGTGTAATACGTGAGAAAAGCCAGTATAGAATATTTGGATACAACAGTTCTTACCAGCCATCTGCTTCAAAAGGAATTGCAGGAACGCAGCTTCAAGAATCTATTTCATGGAACGACTTGCGTGGATTTAAAGTATACTCTTCGTATAGTGAATACGACGGAAGTACAGAATACATATTCTTCGGCGGCGATGATGACTACGTGTACCGTATGGAACAAGGGAATACGTTCGACGGAACAAACATAACAGCTACGTTTGCTACTCCGTTTGTTCCCTTACAAGACCCAAATCTTCGCAAGACACTCTACAAAGCTACAACGTATTTTGATGCAGATGGAATCTTTGATGTTCAACTTTCTGTTAAATACGACTTTGACCAAGTGGGTTCCGTACAGCCGCTTCCGATATCGTTAAGTAATACTACTGGCGGATCGGTGACATACGGCGCAGGTGTGTTTGGAACCGCAACGTTCGGAACAAAACAACGTGCAATCTATCAGGTTCCGGTTACGGGATCTGGATTTACTGTTTCACTCTTGTATGAAACACTAGGACAAACAACCGATTCGACATTTACCATAGATGCTGCGACTGTCCAGTACGCATTATATGGAAGGAGATAACCAATGGGTACAGGATACGTAAGAAACGATTCCGCAAATAATATCGCAGATGGAAACGTAATTAACGCGGCGGATTTGGACGGGGAATTTGATGCCGTTCAATCTGCTTTTAATGCTTCGACAGGCCACTCGCACGACGGCACAACTGGCGAAGGTCCGCAGATCACATCAGCAGGTCTTGCTGCGGGGGCTGTAACAGCTTCCGCAATTGCTAATGATTCGATTGCGCTAGGAACAAAGACCACCGGTAACTATGTTTCTGCAGGTGCAGTATCAGGCGTCGGTTTGTCGGGTTCTGCTTCGGCTGAAGGTGCAACATTTACCGTAACGTCTAACGCGACAGATGCGAACACTGCAAGTACCATCGTGGCGCGGGATGCAAGCGGTGACTTTAGTGCAGGAACTATCACGGCTGACTTGACCGGGGATGTAACTGGAAACGTGTCCGGGAGTTCTGGAAGTACTACAGGAAACGCAGCTACAGCTACGGCTCTTGCGACGGGTCGTACAATCGGCATGACTGGTGATGTAGTCTGGACATCCGCTGCATTTGATGGTTCTGGAAACGTAACGGGAACTGCTACAATTCAACCAGACTCAGTTGCTTTGGGAACTGATACAACTGGAAACTACGTAGCTACAGGTGCAGTTAGCGGCACAGGTCTTTCTGGATCATCTAGTTCAGAAGGTGGGACATTCACTGTTACCTCTAACGCAACAGACGCTAATACAGCAAGTACCATCGTTTCTCGTGACGGTAGCGGAAACTTTAGCGCAGGAACCATTACTGCAAACCTTACTGGAAACCTTACTGGAAACGCTGCAACGGCAACTCAGTGGCAAACAACCCGCACAATCACTCTTTCGGGCGACGTAACAAGTTCTGCAACAAACATAGACGGGTCTGGCAATGTAAGCATTGCAACTACCCTAGCTGCAAGTGGAACACCGTCGGGAACAAAGATGTTGTTTCAGCAAACTGCTGCACCGACTGGCTGGACAAAAGATACTACCCATAATGATAAAGCCATTCGTATTGTTAACGGCACGGTAGGTACAGGCGGTTCAACCGCATTTGCTACGGCTTTGGGTACACCAAGCGTAACAGGTACGATTTCTGGCTCTACTGGCGCACACACACTGACGACTGCTGAAATGCCAAGTCATGTTCATAACGTAAAAATGTACACTTACAGTGGGAGTGGTGCTATGGGTATCACTGGTGAGCCGAACTATAGTAGTAATAATGGCAACCAAAATACAGACGCAACAGGTGGCGGCGGTTCTCACAGCCACTCACTTTCAGCCACATTCTCAAGTGGTGCAGCAGCAATCAATGTTCAGTATGTAGACGTAATTATTGCTACGAAAGATTAAGTATGCAGCTAGATATAAAAGACAATTGCCCCCTCAACAGCTTTAAACCGTGCAAGAAACTTGACTGTGCTTGGTTTGTTAAACTTGCGGGGACTGATCCGAATACGGGTAAGCAAATAGACGAGTTTGGATGTGCGGTTGCTTGGCTACCTATCATGCTAATAGAAAACGCTCAACAATCACGGCAAACTGGTTCTGCTGTAGAAAGCTTCCGCAATGAGATGGTGAAGCAAAATGAACAAAGCCACGAGTTGCTAACTAAGATACAAAAACCAAACCTTATAGACTTGATAGAGGTAAAACAATGAGAATTTCTATAATTAAAGAAGACGGCACAGTTGTTAAAAACGGCGCGGGTTACGGCGGTCTTGATCTATCTGCATTGCCTACTAATTTTCATGCTGTTCAATGGTACGGTTCTAATGGCGACCTTGAGACTATAGATGAGGATGGTGCTACAAGTAACACTACAATCACAGATCTGTCTCCATACCAATGGTGTGTAGATCTGTGGGATGCTTTAGATGCAGAGGTTCAAGCACAAAATGTCCCATCCCCAGAATGGTTGGCAGCAAGGTATCAAGCATACGGATCAGCACAATATCAAATTGAATACATTACTGAAAACGGTCTTGAAGCTTGGCAAGCACACGTTGCTGAAATTAAAGCAGCTAATCCAAAAGTATAAACTATGGAAATACACAACCTCATAGACATGCTCGTCGGTTTAGTTCTTGCAGGTGGTGCTTGGTGGGCTAACAACATCAACAGAGAACAGAAGCGGATTGAGATTCTTTTAAATAAGACTCGCGAAGAATACGCTACTCGTGTGGATGTGCGCGACGACATGCGGCGTGTCATGGAAGCTTTGCATCGTGTAGAAGATAAGCTAGATAAAGCTTTGGACAAAAGGTAGGGGATAACTAGATGGCAGTATTGACAGGTAAAA